TGAAGTAGAGAGCTTTACATTTAATGAGCAAGGCGCAGTCTTTGAAGCAAAAGCACCAAGTTTAAATATCAATAAAACAGGTGAAACATATACCTTTGCACGTTTCCCAATGTTACGTGGGTTCTTATAATGCGTGACGAGCTTTATCATAAGACCTATGACAAGAATAACTATAACTGCGCTCATTTTGCACGCGATGTATATTTAGCAGAAACAGGTAAAGATATTGGTGACACATTGTCAGGCTTTCTATTGCCACCAAGCAAACGTGTAGTAGATATGTCAAAAAGACATAGACTAGTAAAATTAGATAGACCCATAAGCCCATGCCTAGTCATAATGTTAGGTAGTAGAATTGCACCCCATGTAGGTGTATTTGTACGTGATAAAGTGATACACATACAAGAAGCAGGAGTACAGTATGTTTCATTGTCTATTGCAAAACTAGGTTTTACTAAGTTGGGTTTTTATAAATGTTAAAGCAAGTTATAATAGCAGAGAACGCATTAGAGCCTGAAACATGGTCAGGTCATTATGTAGAAAATATATCAGACTTCCTAATGGAGAGATATGATACTTTTCCTGAAAACGCACGTATTTACCATAAAAGCGTAAGTTTAGATAATGACGTAACACCAACTAATGAAGCACAAATAGAAACACTTAATCAGCTAGAAGATATCTTGTATGTAGTAAATTACCCTACTGGTGGCTTACTGGTTCCTGTTATAGTAGCAATAGTCAGCGTAGCACTATCTGTTGCAATAAGCTTTCTGTTAAAGCCACCATCACCGACACAACGCAACACACAAACTGAAAGCCCAAATAACGGATTATCAGACCGAGAGAATAATGCTAGAATATTAGCACGCATACCAGATATATTTGGCAAGGTTAGGTCAACACCAGACTTGCTTAATGTTCCATATAAAGAATTTATTGACCATCAAGAGGTTGAATATGCATATATGTGCGTAGGTCGTGGTTATTATGATATAACTGCAGATAATGTAAAAGATGGTGACACTAAGATCAGTGATATATCAGGTGCTTCTGTAGCAATATATCCACCAGATACATCACCTAATAATGGTAGCCCACAGTTGACAATAGGTTCGGCAATCAATGAGCCAGTGTTAAAGTCTGTTAGGAGTAATGCGGCTAACGGACAGACACTTAAAGCACCAGACGCGGCGGCCTTCAATGGAAACAATAACACACGTTTTATTTATCCTAATCAAATAGAAACTACAGCAACAGGTATAGATTTTACTGAAGAATTTACAGCAGGGTCAACTATAACAATAGCATCAGCTACATATACTGCTACAGTAGGAACACAAGGTTCACAACTATCACGAACAGTAAAATGTGCAGGTGGAAACGATGGCACAATAACATATATAACAGGAGATCCATCGTCAGACTTCAATGTAGGTGACAGCATTAGGCTAGGGTTTGCACTATTTACTACAGATGGTGGAGGCACATTGAACTTGAATGGTGATTATGTAATTAAGACATTAACAAGTACAACAATAACATTAGATAACCCTGCCGCTATTAATAGTAACTGGAATGAAATAGAAAATGAGTTTTCTGCTAATGAGACAGGCTCAAAAAGCGTATTTCTTACATTCTTAGGTGCAGTAATATCTGTAAACTTAAATGGTAACTATACCATTGCTTCACGTACTACAACAAGCATTTATTTAACTAGCCCATCAAGTGTTAATAGTGACTGGAATAAGCTAGATGACTATGACAACAATCGTACAGGGCTAATTAGTCCATATCTATATAGTACAGGCGAGGCTTTTGTAGGTTGGTTTAACTTGCTTGTTGATGACTTAGATAAAATATACATTAATTTAGTTGCGTTGCAGGGTTTATATAAAGACGATGGCGAACAGCAGTATGCGTTCAATATAGCAGTGCAGGTACAAGTCGAGCAAACTAGCGCAACAGGAACGCCGACAGGAACAGTAGAAACATTCACAGGTACAGTTTTAGGTTCGAGTAGTAGTAAGAGTACACGCGCATTGACTATGAAAATTAACCCCACCTTTACAGGATATTGCAGAGTACGAGTTAAACGTACAACAAACAGCGATACTAACTTTGAAGGTACTGTAGTCGATGAAGTTAAATGGCGTGATCTATACTCTATGTCACCAGTATCACAGAATGACTTTGGCGATGTAACTACAGTGCAATCTGTAACCTATGCTACTGATGGCGCATTAGCTGTTAAGTCACGTAAGTTGAACATGGAAGTGACACGCAAGTTACCTAAACTGCAATATGAGCGTTATACATTCCCTATGACATGGACAAGCCATAGCAACGGCTTAGTTAAGGTTGCAGGTAACAATGTAACAATAAGTAGCGACGGTAGTAGTTATGGTGGCTATGCTGATTTAGATGCTATTAGCAATGGACAGGTTATTACAGTAACACTAACGCTAGATAATACTAAGACTACAGCTACGACAGTAACTATTGGTTTGCATGATGGCACAAGCTTTATATCTAACACAGCGACAGTAACTAATGGCACAGCGACATATACCTTAACTGCAACAAGCGCAGAAGCAAATCCATTCGTGTTATTGCAGTGTGGCAATAATGACACATATTTTACTGTAACAGATATGCAGGTTAGTGGCGAGGATTACCCAAGTACACAGACCATTAGTGCAGACAGTTACTATGGCGGTGTAATTACGTATCAATATGGCGGCGTTAAAGTAGCTAATGATGGCGGCAGTTATGGTATTAGTACGCCTATCGAATATGGCAACACAGGCTATAAAACTATTGTAGACTTCGACTTGCTATCAGCATCAACTAGCACGTCTGTTAGCGTTGTTATACTAGATAATGCAAATCAACCAATGTCAAATGTAGAAACTGTATCAGCAGGTGCTAGGTCAGTAACACTAACACATACAGCTAAAACAGCAGGTCGAGTTGTTATTTATAGTACGCAGAGCAGTACATTCTTTGCCTTGCGTAACCTTAAAATCAAAGCACAAGAACTTGGTGTTAGTAGATATGCAACGACAGACGCGGCACAAATATTGACTAACATATGCGTTGACCCGTTCATTGGGCGCAGACCATTAACAGAAGTAGACCTAGAAAGCGTTTTAAGCACCGCTGAGAGCGTTACAGATTACTTTGGTACAACTAAAGCATCAGAGTTTAATTATACCTTTGACGCGGATAATTTAAGCTTTGAGGAAACAGCACAAACTATAGCAACTGCAATCTATAGTCAGGCATACAGACAAGGCAGTAAAATTAAATTAAGCTTTGAGAAAGAAACAGATGACAGTGTATTATTGTTTAATCACAGAAACAAACTGCCGCAATCGGAAACACGCTCAGTTAGGTTTGGTAATGCAAGTAACCATGATGGCATAGAGTTTGTATATGCTAGTCCAGTTGATGACGCGCTAATTAGTATAAATATACCAAGTGACCAAAGCGCAACTAATCCAGATAAGATAGAAAGCGTTGGAGTAAGAAACGGCGTGCAAGCCTACTTTGCGGCACATAGAGCTTGGAACAAAATACAGTATCAAAATACATTAGTTGACTTTGAAGCAACACAAGAAGCAGATTTGCTTGTTACTAATGACAGGATCTTAGTTGCAGATAATACACGTACAGGAACACAAGACGGCGAAGTAACGGCTGTTAATGTGTTAGAACTAACTCTATCACAAGATGTTACCTTTGCAGGTGGTGGTGTCACATATACTATATTCTTACAGCATGTAGATGGTACAGTTGAAAGCATTGGCATTACAGCAGGTACGGCAGACAATAAAGTTATATTAGCAAATGCACCAAGATTAAGCTTGATTACAGATCAAAATAAGTATGCTAGAACAGGTTATAATATAGTAGCGAGTAATGCGGCACGAGGTACAGCGTTTTTAGTTACAGAGAAGCAACCAAACGATAACTTTACGTCGCGCGTTGGAGCTGTTAATTATAGTGATAAATACTACACGCAAGATAATGATTATCTTACAGGGGTTGTCGATATCGATGGCGATGAAATTTAGGAGCAAGTAAATGGCAGAATTACCACTAGATCAGGCCGTTCCAAGGTTTAAGGCGAACGAGGATAGATTAGACACGTTTGTCAATTCAGCTACAGGTTATACAACATCTGGTGGCACGTCAGTACAATCTATACAGCAATTTCTTGCTAGCATTGGAAGTAATGGCATAGATTTTGTTGATAATGCTAAAGCGCGATTTGGTACAGGTAATGACTTAGAGATATATCACAGTGGTTCAGGTAGTTTTATTAGAGATACAGGCACAGGCGACTTAACTATTGATGGCAGTGCAATAAGTATACAGACAGCTAGTGCAGAGCGTATAAGCGTATCGGCATCAGGTATAAACGTTACAGGTACAGTTGAGTTTGATGGTTTATCAGGAACAGGTGCAGTTACAATTACCGACATAGCCGATGAAGATAACATGTCATCAAATAGTGCTACTAAACTAGCGACACAGCAGTCAATTAAAGCATATGTAGACGCTCAGGTAGGTACAGCAGACACCTTATCAGAAGTGCTAGGGCTTGGTAATATTACAGGCGGTACAGACATAGCAGTATCAGCAAATGACGACATAACCTTTACAGATAGTAGCAAAGCTAAGTTTGGTGCAGGTTCAGACTTACAAATTTATCACGACGGTAGTAACTCATATATTAAGGAAGTAGGCACAGGTAACTTATTTATAGATGCTACTACATTGTATGTAAGTAGTGATATAGGTATTGGCAGAGTAGCAGGTGCTTATACATTTACAGAAGTAAATGGCGGTAATGAACGTGCAGGAATGCATTCTAATGCTAGTAATGAATTAATATTTAAAACAGGTGTGGCAACAGAACGTATGAAATTAACATCTTCTGGTATAGATGTAACAGGTACAGTAGAATTTGATGGCTTGTCTGGTACTGGCTCAGTAACAGTTACAGATATACTTGATGAAGATGACATGACATCAGATAGTGCAACTGCATTAGCTACACAACAGTCAATTAAGGCATATGTAGATGCTAATGCGGGTGGTAGTGGTTTACCTACAACTGGTGGAACTATGACAGGTGACATACTGTTTAACGATAGTATTAAAGCTAAGTATGGAACTAGCTCAGACTTACAAATATTTCACGATGGTAGTGACTCCTATATTACAGAAAGTGGTACAGGAATATTATTTCTTCGGTCAAATCAATTAAAAATACAAAGTGATGATGGATTAGAAACTTATGGTGTATTTACCGATAATGGTTCAGTACAATTGTATCACAACAATGTAGAAAGGCTTGAAACAAACTCTGTTGGTGTAAGTGTAACAGGTGTTTTAGATATCTTTGATAATAACAGTGACATATCACCCGATGGCTCAGGAAGTGGTCAGCTAAAAATTGATGGTAATGGTTACAGAGCCGCTATAGCATTAGATGCAGACGGTGTTAATCTTTATAGTACATCAGCTTCAAGACCATTAATATTTGGTGTAAATGAAACAGAAGTAGCGCGTGTTACGACAACTGGTTTGGGCATAGGTACTACGTCACCACAAGTTAAGCTACAAACAACTGTTGCAAACTCTTCTACAGAAGCAATAAGAATTACTAACGATACAGATGCAGTCAGAACGCATATGTATCCTGCCGAGATTCAAGCGCATAATTCTAATTTAACGTTAAATGCTAATGATGGTGGTTTTGCAACTGTTATCAAAGCAGCAGGTACAGAACGTATGCGTGTTAATTCTACTGGTATAGATGTAACAGGTAATGTTGTAGGTGATGGATTAACCATAGCAGGTGACGCTACCTTTACAGGTGGTGGTACAGGCTCAATCGTTATTAATGACGAAGATAGCTCACTATGCCCTACTATGACATTCTTAAGAAATGGTGGTGGTACAACTACTAATGACTTTATTAAGTTTGAAAACAGTGGTGGTGAAGTAGCTAATATAGATTCTACAGGCGGTGCATTATTCAGGGAACTAAAGATTAAAGGTTCTAACACACGTAGAATAGATATCTCTAATACCACATTAGCTGATACAGGTGAGATGGCTACATTGCAGTGGGACAACAGTGCTAACTTTACTATACAAGGTAGAACAAGTGCGGGTGGCTTTGCCGCTAATTGGTATTCAATACAAACGTCAGATACTGATGGGCGTGCAGATGCACATATATTTTATACGGATGCTAGTACAGAACGTATGCGTATTAATAGTACGGGTGTGGGAATAGGTACTACAAGTCCTGCACATGAGCTTCACATTGAAAGCACATCACCGACTATTCGTTTAGTTGATTCTGATGGTAGTAATACACTAGATATTACACAAAGTGGTTCGGCTTCTTACTTAACTTTTGATAACAATATGCGCTTTAGAAACGCATCAAATGTAGAAAAGCTCAGGATTGATTCAGGTGGTATAGATGTAACAGGTGATTTATTGGTATCAAGTACAATTGAAGTTGGCTCATTAACTCCTAACCAAGATGGTGCTATTGAAGTTGGTGTTATAGCATTAGGCACACCCGCTATATCATCTACAACTGATAGTACATCATTACGTAACCATATTATCTTTGATAATCCAAATGGTGCGGTTGGTAAAATAAACACACTAAATTCAAGTACTAGCTATCTTACAAGTTCAGACTATAGACTTAAAACTGATGTGCAGGAAATGACAGGCTCTATTGATAGAGTTAAAGCACTAAGACCAGTAAACTTTGAATGGGTTGTAGATGGCACTAGAGTAGATGGTTTCTTAGCACATGAAGCACAAGAGGTTGTTCCAGAAGCAGTTGATGGCGAAAAAGATGCAATGCGTGACCAAGAGTATGTTGTAAGCGAAGCAACAGGCGACATATATACTCCTGCTGTTAAAGCAACATATGAGACAATACAAGTTGAGCTAACTCCTGCTGTTGAGGCAACTTATGACGATGAAGGCAATGAATTAACCCCTGCTGTCGACGCTACCTATGAGGAACAACAACAAGAGCTAACCCCTGCGATTGATGAAGTAATACATAGCTCAGATGTGGTAGAGCCAGATGAACTTGAGGAAGGTCAGCGTTGGCGCGAAACAACAGAGAAAGTTATGGCAACACGACAAGTGCCAGATTACCAAGGCATAGACCAAAGTAAGATTGTGCCATTGCTAACATCTGCACTACAAGACGCTATTGCTAAGATTGAAGCATTAGAAACACGACTAGAGGCGTTAGAAGCATAATGATTTTATGTAGTAGTAAAGGTAGTATGTAGTAGTAAAGGTAGGGTTAAATGATTGATATTACATTTTTTACGAAGAAGTGGAAAGAAGTTGACGGACATAAGCTAGTCAATGGTTGGGAAATTGTAAAGCCTAATGGTGATAAACAGTATGTTGGCGATCAATTTGACTTTGCAGTCACAGCAATGTATTTATTAAACAATAACAGTATAAAAAAGACATTGTTTTCGTTATTGACCAGACGGACGTGTTTATACTCAGTTAGAATTGGCGGAGCCAAGACATTAGTAGTGAAAAGTCAGGGACGTTTCATAGATTTAAAACTACGTAAGTGGGTTAATCGTTGTTACCTAGAGTGCAATGAACCTATTTATATATTTAGATTTAGACTTCCTATACCTTACATAGCGTATAAGTTGTTACTAGGTCGCTACGAGCGGTGGTCATTATGGAACAAAATCTCATAAACGTATTATTAGGTGGACTTAGCGTTATTATAGGCGCAGTGATATCTACGATTTACAATAGCGTTAAAGAATTAGAGCGTTCTGATAAAGATATTAATGAAAAGCTATCAGCCATAGAGGTTGCTGTTGCAGGTAATTACGTCAAGCGTGATGAATTTATAAACACAATAGAAAGATTATTTACTAAGTTAGATTCCATAGATCAGAAGTTAGATGCAAAGGCTGATAAATGAGCCTTGGAATTACAGAACTTATATCAGGAATATTTAAACCTGCTACAGAACTAATTGACAACTTACATACCTCTAAGGAGGAAAAGCTTGAACAGAAGCGTCTGTTGCTTGAGGTGCAAGGGCGTGCAATGGACAGGGTTCATGAGTACAACACAGAGTTGCTCATGGGACAGGCTAAGATCGTAAACAGTGAAGCAAGTTCAGAGCATTGGCTTACAGCTAATTGGCGGCCATTAGTTATGCTTACATTTACAGGGTTAGTTGTAGCACGCTTTCTTGGCTTTGAGGCTGAAGGGATGACAGAGAAAGAATATCAAAGCTTGTGGAACTTAATCACGTTAGGTGTTGGTGGTTATATTGGTGGCAGGTCAGTAGAGAAGGCCATAAAGACGCTTAAAGGATCAGGCGAGTAAATGCCATTCAGATTTAGTAAAAGTAGCAAGAACAGATTGCTAGGTGTTGATCCAGACATATTTAGGATAGCTAGACTTGCAATAGAGATAACTAAGATTGATTTTGGTATACCTTTGCATGGTGGATTGAGAACACAAGCCGAACAGAATGAATTATTTCATGCAGGGCTATCTAAATGTGATGGCTATGAGAAGATTAGTTCGCACCAGACAGGCGAGGCGTTAGATGTATATGCCTACGTTGATGGTAAAGCCTCTTGGGAGGAACAACACTTAGCAATGGTTGCAACAGCAATGCTACAATCAGCAAGCCAATTAGGTGTTGGACTAGAATGGGGTGGGCTATGGAAGTCATTTATTGATATGCCACACTTCCAGTTACAAAAAAAGAGGCCGCAATTAAGCGACCTCTAAAACAAACACAAGGATCGGGGATAAAACAACCTTGTAACTTTTAGTATCATAGTAGGACGGACAAAACAATGGGAAAAACAAACGTAAGTAAAGTAAATTGGGCAGAACTTAAGCAATATTGTATAAGTGATCGTGAGCTACAAGTAATTTCTGCAAGAGCCATAGATGATACTGTACACGAGACAGCCGCTAAATTTGGTGTATCCATAAGGGCGATATATACTATTTCAGGTGCAGTTAAAGCTAGAGCCGCACGCAAAGGTCATGCGCCAGAGCATGATATGACAGCAACAGCACCAGATGGATTTCAAGTAAAAGGTGTAAGCACCTACTACAATGCAAGCGGACAACCAACAGGCCAATGGGTAAAAACTATTGGCGACAAAGAACGACAACATGAAATTATGTTGCTAGCTATTGAAGAAACGCATAAAAACTATAAGCCATTTAAGCCAAGCCCTAAAGTGAAGCACACAGATAAAGACTTATTATCATTAATTACAATAACCGACTTTCACTTAGGAATGTACGCATGGGAAGCAGAGACAGGTGATGATTGGGATGTAAATATATCCAAGCGAGTTTTTCTTAATGCTATAGCAGATATGATAGAAGCCGCGCCAAAAGCACACACAGGCTTTCTTTGCCAATTAGGTGACTTCTTACACTTTGATGGCATAACGGCTGTTACGCCTATGTCAGGACATATTCTTGACGCTGATACGCGCTATAGTAAGCTAGTTGAACTAACAATAGAGATTATGACACAAGCCGTTCATATGATGCTAAAGAAATTTGGCAAGGTTGTAATAGTTCAAGCCGAAGGCAATCACGATATGTCAGGTTCAATCTGGCTCAGAAAACATATAAAATATGTATTTAGTAAAGATAACAGAGTGGAAGTTATTGACAACGAATTTCCATATTATGCGTATTTGCATGGTGAGATATTATTAGGCTTTCATCATGGGCATAAAAAGAAAATGGCACAACTACCAAAGCTATTTGCGAGTGAGCCACGTTTTCGTAAGCTTTGGGGACAATCTACACAAGCTTATATACATACTGGACATATGCACCACGAACGTGTCACTGAGGACGCTGGCGCGGTATGTGAAATGCATCCGAGCCTAAGTTCGAGAGATGCATATTCCACCAGAGGGGGCTACGTATCGGCAAGAGGCGCAAAAGTAATTACGTATCACACTAAGCTTGGCGAGGTACACCGAACAACCGTGAGGCCACGTTAGCCGCTTGCTTATAGTTTACTTCGTGCTTCTCACAGATCGCATAGAACTCAGTAGCTTTGTCTACGCCATAATGGGTATAGCTAGACCAGTTTAATGTCTCAATAAAATTAAACTTGTTAGTGTATATGTCACGCCTAAATAAATGAAAGTCATATTTGAGACAATCATCGTC